GCGCTTTCACCTTTAGTAGAAGCCACTTGCGTGCGCGAAGACTAGTCTCCGTGAGCTTCGTGGCCGCTCGATGGGGTACGGGAACGTCCACCCATGTTGATGTCCATGCCCCGTCTGTTAGAACGTGGGCGCGGATGGGGAAGCGGCCGAGGTACTCCGGCCTGCTGCGGTGGTACACCTTGAAAGGCATGCCGGTACCCGCAGTCACGGTGTCGAACGCAGACAGGACGGCAGCAGTCTCAACGCCAGGTAGGCGGAGTCTGCCGTCGTCGCTGTTGACCTGCACCAGAGCACCAGCTTCGAAAGCCTCATCGATAGACCCATAAAGGATCATGAGGACCATAAACATGAGTGTGGTCATGATTACTGTGTTGCCAGTCGAAGTGTGGGCTTGCCCACTCTTACGCCTGCCATCAGGGAGCTTCACCTTAACCTTGGCGTCTGCTAGCTGTGCGGAGAAATTGTTCTCGCGTGCCAACTGAAGCAGGTTCTCAAAAAGGTGGTGGTCCGTGACGTCAAGCGACGGTTCCGATCGGCCCAGCATCTGGACGAGTGTTGGGTTGGCTGGCGGACCTGAGTCCAGCCGGCTCGGGTGTGGAGTGTCCTCCACCGGGACCAGGTCTACGTCTGACTTGGCCTCCCCGTTGGCCTCCTCGGCCGTGCAGTCCTGCGTCACCATTAGTGCGTCCATACCAACCGGATCCTGGATCTTAGTCAGGATGTCGAGGTTTGTGCTGGCGTCAAAGCTAGAGCCGTCGGCCTCGAACAGGTCGTCATTCGGATGGTAAGGGCTGCCCATGATGAATGAGGCAGCGTCGCATTGGTTAGGCACACGGCCCAGATTCTCATCGGGCACGTGGTTGAACATGATCGAGGGCTCATCTGACTGCACGGCCACAAGCAGAAGCTTGAAAACGCGCAGGACGTACCACTCGAGCACGCGCACCCAAGGTTCCGCGAAGGCTATGAGCCGACCGCGGACCATGTTGGTGTGCGGAACTTGCACGAGGCCCCCAACGACCTCACCCTCAACAGCATTGCTTTCATCCTTGATGCTGATCTTCATGCCGCGCCCTAGCTGGAAACCGCCCGACTTGCGTGCGGTGGTGGCGGCTAGGAGGACTTCCGTCCAGGTCCTGTACCGCGCCAGGGTGCGAACCGCCGTGCGGACCACATCGGGTCGCATGCCAGTCTCGCTGATGATCTGCTCAGCCGTCATTGCTGTGAGGTTGGGGACGCGGAAGTCGAACTTCCGGGGTCGCAACGTGCGACGTCCCCCGCCCTGAAAGAAGCTGCGGGCCTGCATCGCGTAGTCCTCGATCGCGTCGGACCACGCCCATTCCCGCAACTCTCTCCAGTGGCGTGCGTAGGCTGCGCTAGTCAACGTTCTGAGCGTGTTAGGCAGTCTGCGCATGGTGACCGTGCGGGCCACCTGCATGAGCGCGTATGATGGATACGACCCTTCACCAGGGCGCGCTCGGTCCGAGGTGGTGATAACCAGCTCGGGATGAGGGAGTCGTCCCTCGGCAGCCCATTGTAGGGCGGTGGGTGCCTTAAGGTTCTTAACGAGCGTAAGCTTGTTGTCGGGCCCATCAGTAGAAACTGGGTCCCGAGCTACGCACATCAGTAACCGCGCCGAGAAGCAACAGCACACAGTGGCCGTAGTGGCCTCCTTATGTCTGAGGTACTCCTCACCCCACCACAGGCACCACGCCGAAGTGCCAACCTGGATCTCGTACAAATCCTGCTGGCTCAGCGTGGACTTCCACTTCGACCACACGACGTCCGAGATGTTCGCATTGATGGCCTTGGTGGTTTCCTCCTTGGCACGGCTGGCGTACATCATCCGTCGCGTTATCTCACGGGCGATGGGCATATGGACACGGACCGAAGTCATGCCCGGGCGTCTCCAAAAGTTGAAAATGCCCAACCACGGGACCATAGTTGGTACTTCGTGGTTCTCTATCCCCTCATCCGTGAAACGCCGCTCGAACATGGCCTGCGGCTTTTCGGCCACCAGGTACGTCCAATCGACGTGTGAAGGCGCCTGCGCAACGTCCCAAGGGAGCAAAAGCTCACCTGGAGACGGGGGGGCGACCTCCGTGGTCTCCGCTTCAATGGGCTCGTCGACGGCCCTGATCTCATCGGTCAGGTCCGCGAGTTTGGCGGACAAACCGTCCACCGCGCCCTGCAGTTTGGCCAGGTCGCCGGACTGTGAGTTCATCACAGC